AGAATGAACGATTGTCTATTCTTCGAGAGGTTGAGCTTGCTAATACAAAGATTAGGTTGACAGGCAATGGTAAACCAAACTAAACTATTGCATGAAGTACCTTTTTTTAGACGATGAGAGATTCCCCGGAGATGTTACCTGGATGTATATTGGTGGTCTGGGAAGTGTCGGTGCTGATTGGGAAATTGTTCGTTCATACGATGAGGCAGTAGCCTGGGTCACTGAGCATGGTTTTCCTGATGTGATTAGTTTCGATCACGACCTAGGATTGATGCATTATGCAAATGATTATTCGGATGAAAAGACTGGATATCATTTTGCTAAATGGTTGACCGAGCACGACATGGATACAAATACCATGCCTGCAGATTTCAAATACACTATTCATAGTAAAAATCCGATTGGGATAGGGAATATCCGCGGGCTTCTTGATGGTTATTTGAAATTTAAGGGATTCAGATAATTTTATCAATTCCTGATAAATAAGTATAACAACTACCTTTAGGACCGTTGTTACGCCGAACAGGCGTCGTGCAGGGGTAATTCGCTACTATCCCTGTACTTTTTTATCTGGAGTTATCATGAGGTTGTACGAATTATTTGAGGCAAAGCCTGCCAAGAAATTAGAAATAAAGTCACCACCTCCACGCAATTTTGTTGCAAAGAATGCCCAGAAATCCGGTGCAGGAGCACACGAACCAAAGAAGTTTACACGCAAAGAAAAACATAAAGGTAAGGAAACTGACGAATAAATTTACCAGAATTTAAATCCAGAAACGCAATTGAACCCGGTTTAGTTGCGTTTTCGTTTTATATAAAGCTAAAATAGCTAAGTATTACGAGGACATTAATATGGCAGGTAGAAAATTAGTTACTTCATATGCAAGTTGGCCCAGGCCAATCTTCGCAACGGTTGTAAAAACCAATAAGAACTTCAAGTCTAATTATGAGGGTGCAATCTTGTATGCTCATTATGAGCTCTCGGCAACTGAATTGAAGAAAGAAGTGGTCAAATATCTTAAGACGCAAGATCCTAAGCATCCATTACTTGAAAGAATTAAGGATATGAATGAAAATAGATTTACCACAATTGGTAAGTATATGTATATTCTAAATCATGCAGGCGATATTCCAGAAAATATTATGGAAAGAATGATGCCAGTATTGGAGAAGACAATTGCCGAAGAAGAGATGCGTCAGGCCGTGAGAAAGAAAGAAGAACAGGAAAGTGATACGGGGCCCATTGAAGAGACGCCTAAGATGGTTATTACGATTCAAGACCGACTCCGTGAGAAGACGCGTGAAGTTGCTGGCGAAGTAGAGGGATGGATAGATGATTTTTATCTCTCAAAGAAAACTATTCAACCAAAGACAGTAGAAGAATTCGTTAATCTATTTAAAGGTAATGAATTAAAGTCTCCACATATGAGATTTATGTACTCAATCTTTGAAAGGCGTGCAGCAGAAATTGATCGGGCAGTGGAGGGAAAGGATAAGGATCTCGCCGAGGGATATTCGAATTTTACAAAACCTGAATTGAAAAAGTATAATCAATTCCATAAAAATTTACTTGCCGCATGTGTTATGATGCAAGAAGTTGCAAAAGTGGAACGAGCACCACGCAAGAAGAAACCAGTATCACAGGAAAAGCTTGTATCTAAACTTAAATATAAGAAGGAAGATTCCTCACTAGGTATTGTAAGTTTGAATCCAATTTCAATTGTCGGGTCTAAGGAAGTATGGGTCTATAATACAAAGACACGCAAGATTGCTCAGTATAAAGCAATTGACGAACGTGGCCTAAGTGTTAAAGGGGCAAGCTTGCTTAATTATTCGTCTGATTCTGCGGAAAAAACACTCCGTAAGCCGATAGAGACTCTCGCAGAGTTTAAGAAGGCAAGCAAGGTAAAGCTTCGCACATTTTTAAAGGATTTAAGCACAGTCGACATTCCTGCTCAAGGCAAATTAAACGAGAACCATGTTATATTGAGAATAGATAGATGAAACTGTTTCTGGATACCGAATTTACCGATCTTGTCCCGGGCAATAAGCTTATTAGTATTGCTCTGGTAGATGAGAATGAAGAATGGTTCTATGCAGAGCTAACAGATACCTATGAACTAAAACAGTGTTCGGAATTTGTTAAGAACTCTGTATTGCCATTCCTGCGCGGCGGCAAATTCCGTATGTCATCATATGATTGTGCTCTAAAAATAGGTAATTGGATTGAAGATAGAAATGAAGAGTGTATTCTCGCATGTGATAACCCGGGATGGGATGTTCCGCATTTGAGAAGATTGTTAGAAGATTGCTGGCCAGAAAATCTCCATAAGAATCAATATTTCCCCATCTATATAAGTAGCGAGGTCGAAGAAGCATTGGTTTCGAAATATAACTATGACATACACAATGCCTTGGATGACGCTTTGATGATGAAGAAAGCCAACATAGAAAGATAAATAGTGTATATTATGAGAGCACATGAATTTTTATATGAGAATATCCGATTTATACGAAACTGCTCATGTACCTAAGTATATTAGGGACTGGTATCTGCAACGTGGGTTTAATCACATTGCCACAGGTGATTCGGCCGATGTGTATAAGAAAGGAAACACCATATTCAAAGTATACGGCACTGATGTGAATGGTGCCGGTGAGGGTGCCGATCAAAAAATGGTGTCATTATTTGTCTCATATTGTAAAAAACATTCTAATAATCCATATTTGCCGAGATTTGGCGAAATGAAGTATATAGATAAAGAAAAACAATATTTAGAAATTCAAACTGAACTTTTGACTCCGGGCGGCGAATTGGCCGATGCACTTTCGGATTATTATATGTATAATAATTGGCCCGCAGAACAGAAACATGCAGATGCTGCTTATGATAAGATTTCTAAGACAATGACAGATGGGGAATTAGAAAAATTCCTCATCACATTAAATCATCTCGCCCGGTTAGGTGGGCGAAAAATATACAATCCTGATATAAACGGGAATAATATCATGATGAGGGGTAATACACCTGTGATAAATGATCCCTGGACATTAGGGTTCTAATAGAATAAGACATTCTGTGGACAACAGTGATAAATAATGTATCGCTGGAGAAGATACACGTATGTCCGCACAAGTTACACCAAGAGTTTTATTGATGAAGCAAATCGAGCTCGGGCTCGGTGCGCAAATGGTCGAAGTTGAATTAGACGTAGAACACATAAATTTTGCAATTACGACTGGACTTCAGAAATTGCGTCAGCAATCGGATGGAGCCAATCTTGAGAAGGATATTTTCCTACACATTACACGCGACATTACGGAGTATACACTACCAGAGGAAGTGCAAGAGGTAAGACGTCTATACCGCCGTGGGGTTGGTGCATACACTAATGGTGGGGTAAATTTTGACCCGGTCGATGCTGCATTTTATAATATCTATTTGCTACAACCAAATAGATCGGGTGGATTAGCAACCTGGGATCTTTATAGTGAATTCCTTGAGACGACAGAACGTCTGTTCGCAAGTCAATTGAACTTTACCTGGGATGTCAATAATCATAAGCTGACAATTATTCGTAGACCTACAGCAGATGAAGAAGTTGTTGTTCGCGTTTATGCAAGAAAGTCAGAAGATGATTTAATCAATGATCCTTATACAGGTCCTTGGCTGCGTTCCTACGCCACAGCTATAGCTAAATATATACTGGGTGAGGCGAGAGATAAGTTTCCTGGAGGATTTCCGGGGCCGAACGGTAGTGTTCAATTGAATGGTGCTGCGCTAAAACAAGAAGCACAGGCCGAGATTGAAAAACTTGAGAAACAGTTGCTTGATCTGGTTACAAGTTCAGATGGATACTCATTTGTGATTGGCTAACAAAAATAGTTAACCCCTAAGCAGTTCTTGTATAACTACTTAAACTAACTTAGGGGTTTTCTTATGATTCTCGGTTTACTTGGATTTATTAATAGCGGTAAGGGAACTGTCGCTTCACAGCTTGTTAATCAATACAGCTTTAGGCAGGACAGTTTCGCAGCTAGTCTTAAAGATGCCTGTGCCGTAATGTTTGACTGGCCACGCAATATGCTTGAGGGTGATACAAAAGAATCAAGGGAGTGGCGAGAGATTGTTGATCCATGGTGGGCTGAAAAACTTGACATGCCTACCTTCAGTCCACGACTTGCCCTGCAGCGTATCGGGACAGATGCCCTAAGGAACAATTTCCACCAAGATTTATGGTTTATATCTGTTCAGAATAGAATTCGAAAGAACCCAGATCAACACGTTGTTATTAGTGATGTTCGTTTCCCTAATGAAATTAAGTTCATTCAAGAACACGGTGGAAAACTTATAAGAATTAATCGTGGTCCAACACCTGTGTGGTATGAGACTGCGCTAATGGCAAATAAGGGAAATTCCCTTGCTAAGGAAGCAATGACAAAGACATATTCTACAGCACATTTTAGTGAATGGGCGTGGGTGGGGTCAAAGATTGATTTTGAGCTAAATAATGATGGCACAATAGAATTCCTAAATAGTCAAGTTAATGAAGCTGTATCAAAGATATTATAGCTCTGGTGCTTCATTTGCGGTATATTTAACTCTCTCCCTGATAAATACAACTAACAAGAAGTATAATTCTTCCAAAGGAGTTAAATCATAATGGCTACATTAGTATCACCGGGCGTAAGTATTTCAGTCATTGATCAGAGCATCAATGTTGGAGCAGGCCCAGGCACAGTACCCCTAATTTTCATTGCTACACAACAGGACAAATCTACACCTGATGGAACAGAAGTAGCACCAGGCACAACAAAAGCTAATGCTGGAAAAGTTTGGTCTATCACCTCCCAGCGAGATTTAGTTCAGACATTTGGCGACCCGGTTTTTTATTCTGTCAGTGGTACATCATTAAACGGATATCCACTAAATGAATACGGTCTATTGGCTGCTTATTCATACCTCGGATTATCAAATCTAACTAGAATTGTTCGTGCTGATATCAATACAACACAACTTGAACCTACTCCAGTTGAGCCAACAAGTCCAGCAGCAACCGGCACATACTGGTTTGATGAATCGTCGAGCGGTTCTGCATATGGTCTATTTGTTCGTGCAGGTACATTCCCTAACGAAATTTGGACATCAGTAACACCAGACTTTATCTATAATTTCGCAACAGGTGTTGCAAACGTTCCTGTTCCGGCTGATGGTGTTAATGGCGACTACGCTATTGTTTTCCAGACCGCTTCCGGAACAATGTCATATTGGACTAAGACTGACGGTACATGGGTTCAAATTGGTAATACAGGATATACCTCAGCTGCCTTGAGTAGCTCATCAGTTGGTGTAGTTGTAACAACTACAAGTACAACAAATCTTGCGGCAGGCATGACACCAGTTATTGCAGCAGGTACTGGTACATTTGCAGCAAATACAACAATTTTGTCAGTTGACAGCCCGACACAATATACATTATCGGCTATCCCGTCAGTTGCATTAGTGGCAGCAACAGTTACAGCATATTTTGACATTACAATTCAGTCTGTATGGCCAGACCTAACAGTAGTAACAACAACTCAACAATACTGGGTTAAAACAGGCGCAGCAGCACAAGGTGCAAATCTTGTTCTACGCAGAATGGATGCAACCTTAGCACAATTTGTGC